CTGCAAGTAATGTTTTTGTCGACCTTACGGCCGCTCTATTTTCATAGAGGACATTCACGCTAACTGGGAAAAGAAACCAGTGAAAAAATCTTCGCTAGCTCTCAGGAAAAAGCAATCATAATATTAAGAGAAACCTCAATCAATTATGATTATGCCAATCCAACGTTTATTTTTATAAACGAACCCACCCGTATTTGATGTAGTTAGTAGACTCTACTAACTCCTCGGATATGTTGCCATACCAATCCACTAAACGTGGAGTAATCCCTTTAAAACTTAAGGAATCACTCTTTCTTTTGGACTGACGTAAGCTATGATAATATAAATCATCATCACTAACATCAGGCATCAGTACATTTGGTAGACTTATCTCTTTCAGTACACGTTTCTCGTATATTTGGAATGAATCATTCCATCTACACTTAAAGCCAGATTTGATTGTATAATCAATTTTGTCGGTATAATACACCATATTATGGTGCAAACCGGACTCGCTAAGAGGACGCTGCTCGATGATCATACCAGTATAACTTGTATACAGATCTATGATACAATCGGCAATTTCTGTACCTAACACACTTTGCGCAATATTATTCGCAAAAGCAATGAAAGATAAGGGTTTGGACTCTTTAAGTCGTACTATGTTGATCGGATGACCAGCGTAGTAGTCGCCCCCACAAGATTCTCTAAAATATCCTGTGTTGAACGATTTGGATCTATTAACAATTAATCCATACTCTTCAAGAGCCAAACAAACATCACTGTACCCAGTTTTTGGTACAATGATGTCATCACCGTAGACATATACCTCATCTACAACCGACCTACATATAGCGTAAAACAACATAGCCTCGATGGGAAAGCATAAAGCACTTCCCATAGGAGCAAATTTGTTAATACTCATTGTAGTTCCATCATCAAAGATTACACCTGGACTTCGTGTAGCTAGTAGAGCGTTATACCATTGGTCATTAACCAATGTTTTAACAAGCTCCCAGCTGACAAGATCCGATGCATCCTTAAGATCGATGGTAGCATAACTTTGGTCAAGAGACCCGAGTTGTGCAAGTCGTTGATTTATCGTCTGGTCAGTGAAATTCACTTGCCCAGGGGCTCCCTCAGATTCTATATAATCATATAGTTTCTGCATTAGGGGTCTTTGGTACGACATCAACGAACGAGGTTGTATGCAGATTGTTCGTGGTCCACGTGCATCCTTTGGGATATGCGTCACACGTGACAATTCGCAGCCTTTAACAATAGCATCCCTATTTAGCCTGAAGTGCTCGCGGTTTTGATACCGTAGTGCAACAGGATTAAAAGGTAAGTGCTCTTGCAAGAGAGAATCACAAAAACTGTGATCTCCTAACTTAGCAAGGTTAGAGTAACCTTCAGTAACTGCACCAGGACCATCAGACGGAATTAAATCGCCGATAGGTGGTAGCAGGTCAAGGAAGTAAGGTCTTATCCGATCGATTTGCTCGTCAGTGTAACTAGTCTTTACTAAAGAGTCTGTTAACCGAAATTTCTCATCAGCTGCTTTTAAAGCGGCTTTGGGAAAAGGTACAACAAACTTATAAAAAAGCAGTGTGAACTGGCGTATCAATTGGATTATAGAGGCGTCTGGATTAACTAAAACTCCATCATCGTCGTATATGACTGAAAATAGGTCATACATGAAAAGAGGCAGTTTACTGCCCTTTTTGCACTTGAAACGTACGTCCGCGATATCTAATTGCAGCGTACATAGAGAGGCCTCAACGGCCTTGCCAAGTGCAGGGAGTTCTGTAGTCCAGAAGTTGGTATCTACGCCTCGGCTCACCACAGTGATGTGGTCCCGAGGTGAAAGGTGGCGTTTAGTAATAATCTTGTAGACATCAGTCAACAAGAGGCTATTCTGGATAGTGTCTTTAGACATGTTCCTCCAGAGAATAACTTGGGATTTACTTTTAACAACACAACTTTGTGTTAGCCATCAATTTAGAATGGCGTATAGAAGGTTAAAACCAAGCACTAAATTCTCGCACAGGAGGTCTATAATGGACTCAAATGTGTAGAAGGCTTGATCGACGTTAATGCAGTCATCTGCATAACAGACCGTGATATTAATATCACAAGTCTTCAGAGGGAGCTCGGAGTCCATATTAAGACTCTTTGTTTAATAAGCTTCCTAGGTTTGATGTAATGAAAGCATCTAAATCAGCTTTAAGGCTGTTAATCGCAGCAAGAGTATCAGTACGGCCCTCTAATGGGTTATACTGAAACTTTACTTGCACTCGAATATTCGATGGCGTTTTCAAAGGATCAGTGGATTGCTTGTCATCAATATAGGCAACAGTGGACACTTGTCCGCTTTTGCTAGTTGTATGACTCACGGTCAATTTACGATTTACTAAAAAGGTAGGATCCTCAACTGAAAAGCTTGAGTTGCCATATCCTTGAATTGTTTTATCGTAGGTACCATTTGGTAGTGTTTGTGTGTTGTTAAGCATGTTATTCTCTTTATATTTTATTTAAGGGGTTTGACGTGTCATTTTCAACGTCTTAACGATGGGTTCAAAACCACCGCTAATGCACCAAGCAAAATTGCCTGATGAGGGCCGAATCTAGATGAGGGAGCCCATGCACCAATTTGGTTCATGAGTGTAACATCATTTAAGATATCGACATTTAGATTACTTCGGTAATAGCTTTTAGCACTACAGAAGATATCACCCGAAAACACGAGGCCACGCCTATTGCTAGTTGTCGAAGTTGTCTTAACTTCGTTCAGCATTGAATAGCATGCGTCCTGGACCGTAAATTTTAAGGGACATTCGGGAGCACTAACTTGTGCAATAAACCCAGAAATGTCGGTGAACCAATCGATTATAAAGGAGAAAGGAATAATTTCCCATAAGGTCTCTAAGGGCTTGTTAATACCCAATTGAGACATCTTTATAATACTCTCGGAAACAGTTGCACGGTTGCCAATAATGGCGACAGTAGCTTTACCAAGGTTCTTTTTATTTGTGACAATGGTACCATTACAGTAAGTATAAATCTTACGACTTGAGGTTTCAATCTCGTTGTCTAAGTATGTATAATGAAAGTACTGGACCTTGCCAACCTTGTCATTCCACTCTTTCATAGCTTTGCGTATCTTCTTGCTCATGCTAACCATCGTTTTGTAATCCTCGATAGAGGGTTTAATAGCGAATTGGTAAGCAAGAAAAGCAGAGGCAAAGCCAGTAAGAGGGTTTTTAGGAAAGAACTTAACGAACGACAGTATAGACATCATCTGTTTAGCTTGCAATATATTAGCAATTAAATCAGTTTGCGTCTTAGTCGTGAAATCGTTCATCTTTGATAGTCCCCGTGCAATTGCACGATACACAACCATAAGATCGACAGATTCTCGTACCAATGATGGATCACGCATAAGCGCTCCGATCGGGTCGATATATTGTAAATCTACATGGGCTGAATACTTCATATCAGCGTTGGGCTTATTAAGCTCATATGCATAAAGATAGGAGTTATGTGGACCGGAAAAACCAGCATCACTGCTCTTACGAGACGATGATAGATGGTCAACCGGTAACATTGTACCCTCTTTCTTAGCATTATGATTTGCAGTTACGACATTATGATAAGTCCGATAACCAATCGGCTTATAACAATGCGTTTTCTTGAAATCAGCATGAGACAGAGTAGACCGTAGTTTGTTACAGAGCTTTGAGCGATTATATAGAGGTATTTTAGTAACCTTGGTATAATCGTAACTCTTTCCAACGTAATCACTTATAATACTATACTCAAAATCAGGTATCTCATAGAAGATATACCCGAAGGAAGTATTTTTAGATACAGGAGGCCCATACTCGATGCAAACAGAGTTTGCACCAGGCTTAGGTTGATATGATTTGACACATGGACCTTGTTGCATAGCTTTTATAGAAAAGTTTTTGCGCGCGAAAGATGCGGTAGGCAAAGTGCCACGCACCCGCACTCGAGATTCATAATCAGTTAACATATCATACTCCTGTAATATAG